CTCCGTAGCTCAATGGATAGAGCAAGGGCCTTCTAATCCCGAGGTTGCAGGTTCGAGTCCTGTCGGGGGCGCAACTCGATAGTTGGTGTCCCGTCTGAATTATCCGTTACGAGATAAGCGACAGAAACACCGAGCACGTCTGCAACCGTAGGAAGATCTTCCAAAGGCCACGCGCGCCCGCCGCGCCACCGCTTAGAGATTGTCGCTTGTTGCAAGCCAAGAGCGTTTGCAATGTCCCCTTGATAAAGGCCCCGCCGCGCCGCTTCCGCGCGAATGTTTGAAGCAACCACGTCAACAAGATTTGTTGTACCCATGCGGAAAGTGTATACCGAAACGGCATATATCGCAATAGTATGGACACTCGAAGTTCGATACGGCTTGATTTTTTATTTTCCAATATGGAATACTATGTTCCATGACATCAACACAAACAGTCGTAACACGACTGGTTAAAAACTATCTGTGCGAATCCGGGATTTCACAGAGATCTCTAGCCGCTGAACTCGGAATTACGCAGGCCACTCTAAGCCGCAAGCTTTCCGGAATCCGCACATGGTCACTAGACGATCTCGATCGACTGATTCAGATCGGTATTCCGGTCGGTCTTGATGTTTTCGGAGCCGCTGTTATGGAGGAGTACAGCAATGAAGCTTAATAAACCGTTATTTGCGTCGTTTGTCGTCATGGCATCGCTACTGATCTCAGTGCTTATTGCGACCTATACGATCAACTCGTATCGCATGACATGGCCTCATTTCGCGGCTTTCGCAGTGTCTCTTGCTTGGTATGGCACGGAATTAAACCGGGAGATGAATCGTGATGAATGAGCCGCTGCACGATATCAAGGATGATCGACAGCTCGATTACGTCCTCGAGGCAATCGACGAAATCGATTACGAGCTCTCACTTTTTCAGTACAAGCTTTCATATCTCTTCCAAAACGCTTACGACGCTTACGACGCTCTCGATCACCTACGCGCGTTAATTGCAAACTTTGTTCGCGTCGGTCTCGGTGTAACAGATGGATCGGAAAGCGAGAGCACCGATGACTAATGCAGGGATGACGGCCTATCAGCTTGTGGATGCTTTGCGTCGCGCTGGTTGGGGTATCCTCCGTGGCTCTGAGAATCGCTGCGCACGCACGCTGTTGGAGACGCTCGCAGGGACTATGAGGTCTCTTAAAACTGACGCGCGAGGATACATGACTATTACCGCCTCGCAGCTTGCCGATCGCGCGGGATACTCGGAGAGGCACGTGCGCCGCTGGCTCCCGATCCTCGAGGATCTAGGCATTCTCTCTTGGTCTCGCGGATGGATTGAAGAGGGTAAGCCTCAGCCGGGATCAATGAAGATTAATAAAGCTGCTCTCGTGGATTACGTGCAAGATGCTCGCGTTCAGTATGACGAAGCAGTATTGCCACTGCGTGCTGCTAAGACAGCCGCGCGCCTCGCTAAGTTGCGTTTGCTCCGAATTAAGCCCTATCACCGTCGCGGTAAGGGACGTGCGGACATCGCGTCTAGCCTCTCCTCTTACGAGAGAGCGACCGCGCGAAGCGGTTCGCGCTCTCTCAGTCTTTCCATTCCACCAACGAATAAGAGCAACGCTGTTAGCGTTGCCGCTGTTAGCGAGGCTAAGCCAATGACGATGATGATCACCTATCAAGCGTACATGCAGAAGAAATACCCCGGTACTCCGTCGTCTCGTTGGATTGAGCTTGTAGATCTTGATCCGGTTGCCGAAGAGCTTGCAGTATGTGGAGCTCTTAGCTATGAGGATCTACGCAGTCTTGAAGCTGATATGCACGCGGAGCACGTGAATCTCACGGGAGTTGGCACACGGCTATGACTACTGAGGATGATCGTTACCGTATCAAGCTCGCTGTGCACGCTGTTCTAGATAGCATCATTGACGCTAAGGAAGCTCTGCCTGACTCTCCTTACTCTTGCTCAGGTGTGCAGCTGCAATTGCACACGCAGCTCAATGAAGCACACGCTCTTATGATGAACGCGCTCTATCTCACGAATCAGGTGGACTGATGCAAACGACAGCATGGACCGAGGAAGAGTGCGCTCTGTTCTTACAAGTCGAGCCGGAGTATCTGCGAAAGCTTAGGCAGAGAGGAGGAGGACCACCGTTTGTGAAGGTTGGACGCAGAGTCCGTTACATTCCCGCGCACGTGTCTCGCTGGCTCGATCAGGCAGCAACTACTACCACGCGCTCAGCGTCTCCGGTGATTGTCTCATGAGAGCGCAGCGCAGGGACGATTGGACGGGCCTCTCACACAAGAAGAGGAAGGCGTTCACGCTCGAGCTAATCCGCGTGTATGGAAACCTCTGCTGCTTGTGTGGATTGAGGATCAAGCGAGGGGAAGAATCATGTGAGCATCTGATCCCACGGAGTAAGGGAGGCAGGACAACTCTTGAGAACTGCAGGCCAGCTCATATTAGATGCAATAGCGCTAAGCGTGATCGTGAGTATAAAGGCCCGGCATCGGTGATCTATGACGCTACAGCGAGTTTGTTCACCGGTTAGTGCGTTTTTTCTGGCTAAAAGCACGGTGATACACCGTGCGCTAGCCGAAAAGTCCCTCCCCAAATCACTTAAAAAAAATGGAGTTTCACCTCAAAATGGACTTTATCGACGTGCCTCTAGATAGCGATATTTTTAGGCAAAATAGCGGGTATTTAGCGGAGAATCCCGGAGAAGTCGAGAAATCGTATCGTATTCAGATTGATTCAATGAAAAAAGCCGGATATCTCGACGAGACACACACCGGCTTGATCTCCCTCGTGCTTAAAGCAGCGCGCGCCGTAGACGATATCAAGCCTACGGACGCAGCGAGTGGACGCGCGCAACTTTTCAAGGCCTTAAACGACATCGCAGATAAGCTCCCGAGGCCCGCAGAGCAGGCACACGATCCTCTGCAGAAGCTTACAGAGGTACTCGATGCCGTAATGATCCCTATGCCAGCTGATCCCCGCGAAAACTAAGATGTTTACCCACTTTCCGCCTCCCGCTTTCGGTCCTCGCCGTGATCCGTCGTATCTAAGTGAGGAACCGAGACTGACTGCGATCTCGATCGCTCTCGGTAAAATGCCGCAGCCGTGGCAGCGGTATGTGTGGGATGTTGGAACTCAGTACAAGCTAAACAGTCGTGGAGAGAAGCTATACAAGTATTCAGATGTCCTCGTGACTGTCCCCCGACAATCCGGAAAGACAACGCTGCTTAGGCCTATCCGTATCCTCCGCATGCTCGAGAATCCAAGCGCACACCTCTTTGCGACGGCACAGACAGCGAAGCACTCAAGCCTCCGCATGCTCGACATGATCGACGCAGTAGAGCAGTCCTCGCTATCAAGCTATTTCAAGCCACGTCGAGGGAAGGGAGACGCTGGCCTCGAATTGCTCGCGAACGGAGCGAAGCTCTCACAGTTCACACCAAACGAGGAAGCAATTCACGGTGAGACAAGTATTCATGTCGATATGGACGAGATCTGGTATTTCTCGAAGGCCCAAGGCGACGCGATTCTAGGAGGCGTGCGACCATCCGCAGTGACTCTCGGCCCGCGCGCGCAGCGCTGGTACACGTCAACTATGGGAACACTCGCAAGTGAGTTCATGAACGATCTTGTGGAAAAAGGCCGCGCAGGTACCAAACCGAGCATGTGCTATATCGAGTTCTCGCTCCCCGTAGGTGAGGACTACCGAGATCCAGCCGCTTGGTGGAAGTTTCACCCAGCTTTAGGGAATACGATCACCGAGCAAGCGCTAAAAGATGAGCTCGACTCGATGAGTGAAGGCGAATTCATGCGGGCCTATATGAACCGTCTTACCGACGTGCAGGATACGTTCATTCCTCTGCAGATGTGGGATGACCTCGCAGATACGGAGATTATCGCTCCCGCGCTCGATGACATTACAGTAGCGTTCGAGGTTGCGCCGCAAAACGCGTGCGCCGCTGTCGTGGCCTCATGGCAAGGAGAGGGAGGCCCGTGCTCTCGAGTGATCCACCAAGCACCGGGAACAGCGTGGCTCATCCCCTATCTACAAGATTTGCACGCGCGCGGGATTACGCGTCTCGCAGCGGATGGAGCAGGCCCTGTGCGCCGTATCCTCGACTCGATCGGAGACACTCTCCCCGTGAAGGTTCTTGAGTTCCAAGAGCGCCGCCTCGCCGATCAAACGTTTATCACCGCCGCGCGCGATGATCACACTCTCACTCATGATGGATCCGACGTGCTGCGACAAGCCCTCTCAGCCGCGCAGGTAAAACGCGTGAATGGCCTCGAGCTACTCGATCGAGAAAAGAGCCTCGCTCCTATCCCCTCACTCATCGCAGCTAGTATCGCTTTGTATGCAGATACGCACCGTGAAGATAACTACGTACCGGTACTCGTTGCATAAAAGGGCCTCGCGTGGCCCGTGCAAACCCCTGTATGACCCAAACAGTGCCGATTAATAGACACACACCAACCGGCGCGCGTTTTATCGTCGTATGGGATTTTCAGCGCGCCTTCTCGCAGCTATCGGGATCAACACCCGATCAACTGCCTATGACCCGCATGTGACGACGCTCGCCCCGAGGGGCCTCGCGCGCGCGCGCACC